GAGCAAGACCCAAAGTATTTTGATAAACTTACAGAGGAAGATGTTAAGACATGGAGCAATTTTATGATTAACAGATTTCTTTCTATGAAACCTGAATGGGTTGAATTAGTTGCAAGTATATTACCTTTAACTCAAACATTAGAACCAAAGGAGATGTATAATTTGTATATCAACATTATACCTAAAGGTAAGTATTATCTTAAATACATCAAAGGAAAAGGAGAAGAAAAATATGAAACCTTTTTAGTTGATTTGATTAAGAAAGAATACGATTGTTCTGAAAGACAAGCAATGGATTATATCGAAGTTTTATATGGAACTAGGGAAGGTAGAGAGAACATCAAATTTATTTGTGAAAAGTATGCAATTGATAAAAAATTAATAACAAAACTTAAATTAAAAATCTAGTGTTGGGTAAAAAATATTTGATTGCAAATGGTTGTTCATTTACGGAAGGGCATATGCTTGGTAATGAAGGAGCATGGCCAAAATTTTTAGGTGAAAAACTAAATTTAGAAGTTTATAATATAGGAAAAGGTGCTAGTGGTAATGATACAATTACTTGGAGAACAATTGAGTTTTGTGAAGTTGAAAAAGATATTGCAAAAGATTCTTTATTTGTTATTCAGTTATCGGAGTGTTTAAGATACCACATTTATTATGATGATATGGAAAACCTACCCGATGAGTGGCATTTAACTCCATTGTGTTTTGAAAAAAATATAGACTCATATAAAGGTGGAAACGGAGCTTCAAACTGGATATATAAAAACAAAGACGAATTAATTTACATTTATAATAATATAACATTTTGTCTGTATAAAACATTACAAAACATAATAACTCTAACATCTTATTTTAAATCAAATGGGTATCCTTATATCATATTTGATGGTATAAATGACCATAAACCATTTAAACATACAGATGGTGAATATTATTTAAAAGAATCAAATTCAAATAATATAAATCCGGCATTTAAAATAAACACATATACTAACAATTTTAAACGTTATATAATTAAAAGAGATTATGGATATGTTGTGACAGAAGAATTTGTAAATAGTGTTTTTAATAACCCATATATTTTTAAACAAATACCAGTAATGCTTAAATATTTTATAGATAAAGGATTTAACGAATTTGATGATAATGACTATTATTTTAAAGGAAATGGTGGGCATCCCAATTTAAAAGCGTGTGATATTTGGACTGATATATTAAAAAATTATATTGAAGAAACATTTGGAAAAACGAATTAATTTTTGTATATTTGTATATAAATAATATACTATGGCAAGAGTTTCTTTTTCCCAATACAGTATGTGGTCTTCCTGTCCACATCAATACAAACTGGCTTACATAGATGATTTAAGAGAATCATCGTCTAACATTCATTCTGTATTTGGTTCGGCAATGCACGAAACTTTGCAAGAGTATTTGAGTAGATGTTTGAGAATCTCTAAATCACAAGCTGACAAAAATATGAATACCAAAGAGTTCCTCAAAGAAAAGATGAGAGAGTTCTTTGTTAAAGAATCAAATGATGGACAGAATCCAATCTGTTCCAAAGAAGAGTTAGTTGAGTTTTTAGAAGATGGATATGCTATATTAGATTATTTCCAAAAATCTAAAAACTTTAACAACTTTTTCTCATTAAAAGATGATGAGTTAATTGCAATTGAGCAACCAATCAATACTAAAATTTTAGAAAATGTAAACTTTTTAGGATTTATTGACTTCATCGTTAAAAACAAAAAGACAGGTAGATATAGAATTACTGACTTTAAAACATCTACAAAGGGTTGGAGTAAGTATCAGAAATCAGACCCTGTTAAAAATTCACAAATCTTATTGTATAAAAAGTTCTACGCAGAACTATTAGGAATATCGCAAGATATAATTGATGTTGAATTCATTATATTAAAGCGTAAGTTATATGAGAATACAGACTTTGTAGTTCTTCGTATTTTTAAACACGTGCCTGCAAGTGGTAAACCATCTGTAAACAAAGCATGGAAAGGATTTAGTGATTTTGTAGAATCAGTATTTGATGTAGATGGTAATTACAGAACGGATGTAGCATATCATAAAAACCCAACGAAATTATGTGATTGGTGTGAATTCAAACAAAGGGGAATTTGTGATGGAAAATAATATTTTCTTATATATATGTATATACGAAAATTACTATTATGGCAAACCTTAAATTAACTACGGTAAAGGTAATCCAAAAGTTGTATGATGAAGATTTTAAGATAGCTGCGATTCATAATGGCATAAACTTTCAAAAACTAGTCAATCGAACTTTGGACCTTTATACGAAGGATGAAAAATTTAGAAAACAATTAAACGAATACACTCTATTGCAAATGAGTGGTTCACAATTTTAAGATTAAAAATAAGTTATGGCAAAAAAGAAAATTCTATTACTCTCCGATGATTTACGAATGACAAGTGGTATTGCTAATGTTTCTAAACAAATGGTTTTAGGAACGGTAGATAAATACGATTGGGTTCAATTAGGAGCAGCAATTCAACACCCAGATGCAGGTAAAGTTTTTGACTTGAATGATAATGTGAGGGAACTAACAAAGGTAGCAGATGCTTCTGTTAAGATTTATCCATCGGATGGTTATGGTAATCCTGATATTATTCGTCAATTATTGATGATTGAAAAACCAGATGCAATCTTACACTTTACAGACCCGAGATATTGGATTTGGTTGTATGAAATTGAGCATGAAATTCGTCAATCAGTACCTTTATTCTTTTACCATATTTGGGATGATTTACCAGACCCAAAATACAATAGAAATTATTACGAAAGTTGCGATTGGATTGGAACTATTTCAAAACAAACTTATGGTATTACTAAAAGAGTTTGGGGTTGGGATAAAGAGAAACATTGGACTAAACCAGAAGATTGGCAAGTAAGTTATGTACCACATGGTATCAATTCTGAATTATACAAACCAGTAGATGTACCAGAAGACTTTAAAAAATCTGTATTTGGTGAAAAAGAATACGATTTTGTTTTATATTGGAACAATAGAAACATCCGTAGAAAACAACCGATGGATGCTATGTTAGCATTTGAAGAGTTCCGTAAAGCACTTGCACCAGAACATCAAAGTAAAGTTTGTATGGTAATGCATACCGAACCTGTAATGGAGCATGGAACTGATTTACCTACATTTGCAGAACATTGTATGCCAGATGCGGATGTTATTTTCTTACCTAACAAATACACAGAAGAGCAATTAAACTATCTTTATAATTTAGCAGATGTAACAATTAATGTAGCATCTAACGAAGGGTTTGGATTAGCAACTGCAGAATCGGTAATGGCTGGAACTCCTATTATTGTAAATGTTACAGGTGGTTTACAAGACCAATGTGGATTCAGAGATAAAGGAACGGGTAAGTTATTAACCGCAGAAGATTATGTAGAGATTGGTTCATTACACGATAGATATAGAAAAGCAGGTGTAGTTTGGGGAGATTGGGTTAGACCTATTTGGCCAGTTCGTTCAACAACGGGTTCAGTTCCTACACCATACATCTTTGATGACAGAGTTGATTTTCAAGATATTGCACCTTTGATTATGGACTTCTACAAAATGGGAAGAGAAGAAAGAAAAGCAGCAGGATTAAAAGGTAGAAAGCATTTCTTAGGAGAAGGTAAATTAAGTTTAGAAGCAATGTGTAATTCATTATCAGATGGCATGGAAGGAGCATTTGAAAATTGGAAACCAAAAGAAAAATTTAAAGTTATAGAATTATAATATGAAACCAACATTAGTATTTCAAGGTCCAGTAGCAACCCGTTCAGGTTATGGAGACCACGCGAGAGATTTATTACACTCTCTATATAAATTAGATAAGTTCAATATTAAAGTTGTTAGTCTTCGTTGGGGTCAAACCCCAATGGATGCTCTCAACTATGATAATGAATTTCATAAATGGATAATTGAAAGTATCATTCCAACGGTACAAGAAAAACCTGATATTTTTATCCAAGTAACCGTTCCAAATGAATTCCAACCTTTGGGATTTTATAACATTGGCATTACTGCGGCAATTGAAACAACACACTCTCCAATTGATTGGGTGCATGGATGCAACCGAATGGATTTGATTATAGTTCCATCGGAGCACTCTAAAAAGAGTTTAGTTGATTCAGTTTACAACGAAGCAGATAAGCAAACAAATAAATTAATTGCACAACATAAAATTCAAAAACCAGTTGAAGTTCTTTTTGAAGGATTTAATGAAAACTTTGGTACTGAAGCAGTTGAATATGTTTCGGAATTGGATGTAATCAAAGAAGATTTTGCTTTCTTATTCGTAGGACATTGGTTGAGAGGTGATTTGGGTGAAGATAGAAAGAATGTAGGAATGATGATTAAAACATTCGCAATGGCATTTAAGAATGAAAAGGTTAAACCTGCATTAGTTCTTAAAACATCATCAGCAGGTTTTAGTATATTGGATAGAGAAGAAACTATTAAAAAAATAAAACAAGCATTAGGTAAAGATTATGGTAAAGTTCCTGTATATTTAATTCATGGAGATTTAACCGAAGCACAGATGAACGGATTATACGAACATCCAAAGGTAAAAGCAATGTTAAACTTTACAAAAGGAGAAGGATTCGGTAGACCCCTATTAGAATTCAGTTTAGCGGGTAAGCCAATTTTAGTTTCTAATTGGAGTGGACATGTTGATTTCTTAAAAGAAGGTGCAATTTTATTGGATGGTGAGTTAAAAAATGTTCACCCATCGGCAGCAGACCAATTCTTATTAAAAGAAGCAAAATGGTTTAGTGTAAATATATCGGAAGCATTGACTAAGATGAAAGATGTATTTAAGAATTATAGTAAGTATTTACCTGGTTCAACTAAATTGGCAAAGCATAATAGAAAAATGTTTAGTTTGCAAAAAATGACGGAAGGATTTGATATAATTTTGAATCAATATGGTATTTATAGTAAAGTTCAACCAAAGTTTCAAACTTTACAATTACCTAAATTGAAATCTTTAAACAAATAATCATATGGCAGCACCTCAAAGGAACTTTAATACATCGTATCTAAATCACGTTTTAGAATCAAAAAGAGTTCCTGCTGTCACTATGGTAAAGGGTAAGTTTTATTCTTTATTACATTATGTAAATGTTGGTGGTGAAAAGAAAGTTACTTCTAAAAGAGATTCTGCTATAATTTTTACATTGTTTGTATCTAAATCAAAAGATATAGTTCATTGTATAAAAGTATCAAATGTTAGTCCATCTATACTAAAAAGATTTTTTAAAAGATTAGTAAATTTAGATACAAGAGAAATTGAATTATCTGGAACGGCAAGAAGAACATACCAAACGGTGGTATCTAAATTTCCAGGCATACAAGATGGAGCATACAGAACTTACAAATTGGGTGGAATAAAAAATGTTCAAGAAATGGAGATGCAAATTACATTTATCACATCCAAAAGAGATAAAGTTGTTGATATTAACCCTAAATTCCAAACACAAAATAAATAGTTATGACATCAAAAGAATTTATCCTTTGGTTAAAAGGATTCTCAGAAGGAGTACATGAATACAATATTACTCCTAAACAATGGGATATTGTAAAAGAAAAATTAGCAGAGGTTAAGGATGAACCAACACAATCTATTCCGTTTGTAGTTCCAAATACTGCACCAATACAAACATTAACATTTATCCAACCATATAAACCATATGAGGTGTATTGTGGAACTGATACAAAACTAACAGTATCATCTGGTAGTGGTAGTAGTGGAACTATTACATACAACCCATCTACAACGACACAATGGAATCCAAGTGGTTCTGCATGGAGTTACACAAATAACACATATAAATCATCAACAGATATGTGGAATGAACATCAAGCAAGAATGGCACACTATAAACCATACAACCCACCATACACAACAGGTGGAGATGATGAAATTGTAAAATATCACAACGAAGATTAAAATGAAATTAAGTTACGCGATTACTGCTTGTAATGAGCATGAAGAAATCATTAGATTGGTTACTCAATTATTAAACTACAAAGAGGAAAACTCCGAAATAGTTGTTTTATTAGATACTCCAAAATCTTCACCAGAGATGATTGAGTATTTAGAGTTGCAAGCAAATGCTGACAAAATTACGGTAATAGAATCGGAGTTTAGTGGTGATTTTGCACAATGGAAAAACTTTCTAAACTCAAATTGTAAAGGAGAGTGGATATTCCAATTAGATGCAGATGAGTATTTAGAACCAGATTTAATTGTAAATTTGGAAGAATTACTAAATGCAAATGAAGATAAAGACCTTGTTGTAGTTCCTAGAATTAACACAGTAGAAGGTTTAACTCAATCTCATATTCAAAAATGGGGTTGGAATGTAAATGAAAAAGGTTGGGTAAATTTTCCCGATGTTCAGACTCGTATTTACAAAAATAAAGATACAATTGGTTGGCAAGGTAAAGTTCACGAAAGAATTGTAGGGTTCGAATCCTATACTGCTTTTCCTTTGGACGAAATATATTGTATTAAGCACCCAAAAACAATTGAAAGACAAGAAAGGCAAAACAATTACTATGATACTTTAATATAATGGTTAGAATTTATTATCATATATACGCAGTAGAAGGAGTTGATACAATTATAGATGAGCAGTTAAGCTTAATTGAAAAAAACTTTAATTTTCCATTTGTATTAAATGTTGGCATTTCTATTGGAAGTGATAATTACCCAACCAGTAATATAATAGATAAATTCTACAATTATAATAAACCCAATTATCATATCAGAGATGTTCGAGTTAAAGGGCATGAATTTACTACATTAGAGCTGATAGAAAAAGATAAGGAATTATTTGGAGATATGGATTTTATTTTGTATCTTCATACCAAAGGTGCATCCAAAATAGGAAGTGAAGAATATTCCAACATAGAAAGTTGGCGACATTTTATGAACTATTTTAATATAGAAAAGTGTGAAGATGTATTTAGAATATTAAACAAATCCGAATACAACACATATGGTGTATTATTTGGAAAAGCAGGACCGTGGCTGCTATATTCGGGTAACTTTTGGTGGATGAAAGCATCTTACGCAAAAACTATAAATTTAGATGGAGTAAGAAGAAGTAGTAGATATTCATCAGAGCATTCATTTTTACAAATGGGAGAAGGGTGGCAACCATACTCACCATATAACAGAGAGGGAGAAAACCATTACACA